CGCCCAAGGCACCAACCGCATTTTCACAGCAGCACGCACTATACCGCACAACACCGCAAGAGCCCGCCGCCATTGAGGTTGCGGGCTTTTTGTTATCCGCATCTACCCGCTACAATCCACCACAAAACACACGGCGGCGTCCCAAATTTGACACGGCGCTGTCCCAAGCGGGGGAAGTATGGCCACCATCGAAAAGCGATCCGGGCACTGGCGCGCGCGCGTGCGCCGGGGTGGAGTCGATCGCACGGAAACGTTTCGGACGAAAGCCGAGGCGCAGGCGTGGGCAACGCAGATTGAAGCGGAGTTGTCGGCCGAGCGCCGGGGCGAGATCCCGGACAAGTCGTTCGGGGACCTGTTGCGCCGCTACGCCGACGAGATCGCGCCGGGCAAGCGCGGCGGCGACAAGGAGGTGCTGCGGATCGGGCGCACGATGGAGCGGGGCATTGCAAGCGTCCGGTTGCGCGACATGGACGAGCGCCACGTCGCTGAGTGGCGGGACGCGCGGCTCAAGGAAGTGCTGTCCTCATCCGTGCTGCGCGAATGGACGACCCTGAGCAACGCCTGTGCCGTCGCGATCCGGGAGTGGCGATGGCTGCGCGTGAATCCGTTCACGATCGCCAAGCGCCCCGTCGGCCAGCCCGCGCGCAAGCGCCGGCCAGAGGGCGGGGAAATGGAGCGCATCCTGTACGCGCTCGGCTATAGCGAGGACGCGGCGCCGATCACCAAGACGGCCCGGGTTGGGGCTGCGGCGCTGTTCGCGATCGAGACGGCGATGCGCGAATCGGAGATTGCCCGCCTGGAGTGGTCCGACATCACCGGCCGGGTGGCGCGGGTGCGGCAGAGCAAGAGCGACGACGCGCACCACCAGGGGCGCGACGTACCGCTGTCGACCGAGGCGTTGCGCATCCTCGCCCGCCTGCCGCGCGATGCGGACGACCCGCGCTGCTTCGGCGTGCACGCGAAGAGCATCGATGCGCTGTGGCGGTCCGGCAAGAAGAAGGCCTTGGTGGAAGGCCTGACCTTCCACGACCTGCGCCGAGAGGCGACGACCCGGCTATCGAAGAAGCTCGATGTTCTGCAGCTCGCGCGCGTCACCGGCCACCGGGATCTGCGCGTGCTGCTGCGGGTGTACTACGCGCCGGACATGCAGGACGTGGCCGAGATGCTGGATTGAAGGCCCGCCTGAATCAGCGAAGTGCGGCCACACAGTCATCGTGCAGGCGCTTGCACGCCGCGCCCCAGCTGAACACCGCTGCCTCCCATGCCTGGCGGTGCAGCGCCAACGTCGGCGGTGCCGGGCAGGTCTGCAGGCACTCCAGTGGCACCGGCCGGCTCAAGGCCGTAGGCGGCATAGAGGCGTTCGAGGCGCAGGCGCTGATCAGCGCTCCACTCGCAAGCCCGATCAGGATCGGCGGCAGCCTCATCACTCACTCCTTGCGCAACAGCTGCAGCACGGCCGCGCGCTTCTGCAGCGGAAACGGCGCGTTGGCGTTCAGCCTGAACTGCGAGATTTGCGTCCTCAACAGCGCGTTGCCAGCCCTCGGCGTAGGACGTTGCCACAGCCAGTTCGCGTTTCGCTGCATCCCCTGATGCCATCCCATGACCCAGCCAGAAGCCGCCTGCTGCGCCAGCCAGTAGGGCTGTAGTACCCACAATTGCCAGAAGTTGCACATCAAACCCCTCCTCTGCACAGTTGATATTCCGCCTGCCGGCGCTTGACCAAGCCAGGGAGCTCCCTGCCTCCTGCCTTCGTCCAGCGCAACAGTTCCTTGCACGCCCCTTCGTAATCCAGGGCGTTGAGCTTGCGGACCAGGGTCGAGCCACAGAAGGCGGTCGAACCTACGTTGTAGGAAAACTGGATGTAAGCGTCGTACTCGTGCTGATGCAGCGGAACCTTGACGCATTGCTTCAATGCACCCTCGAACTTCTGTGCATCGGTGAGCGCACGAGCCAGCGCCTTCTCCGGGGTGATCCGGTCACCCATCTTCACTCCGGCAGTCGTACCAAAGCCGATCGTTGCGACATCGCCCGGCACCGGAATGTAAGCCTCACCCCGATACCCCTCATGCAGCGCCAGCCCGACCAGGGCGGCAGCCGACAGGGACAGTGCGGCTACAGAACGCCGGATCACAGCAGCCCCACGACTTTGGCGGCGTACATCGCCAGCAAGCCCGCAGCACCCCACACAGCCTTGTCCGCCCAGGCTACGATCCGGTTCTGCCCTACGTCGTGCTTCTCCAGCTCGATCACCCGATCCTGCAGCGTCGTGACACGGGAATCGACTCGAGCGATCCCGTCGAAGGCCCTCTCAAGTGCAACCGAGGCCTGCGACTGGCGCTCTTCCACCAAGGCCAGTTTGGTGATCGCGGCGGTCAAGTCCTTCATTGCGGTCTTGATCTCACCCACGTCTCCGTGCAGGGCATCCAGTCGGGCGTTCAGTAGCATGTTGTCTTCTCGTCGTTCGGTATGGATTTCAAGCTGGGTCATCGGGGGATCTCGCGGTACTGACGGGGCAGGATCACTGCCGCAGCAACTCCGACTCGTAGCTGCTGCGGCAGTGATCCTGCTCTGCCAAGCCGAACGGCAGCCGCGCGAAGATCCAGTCGATCGCCGGGCGGAAGAAGCGCCCGGAGGCACGCCCTTCCTGCTCCAGTCGCCAGGCAGCGGCGCTCGGGGTCTCATCCGGGTGTGCGGCGCCCAGGGTGATCAGCACGAACAGCGTCTGATCGAGCGAGGTCACGATGTTGAGGAGGCGGCGCGTAGTCATCACAGCCCCAACTCCGCCCGTTGACCTCGACCCCACTGGCGTACCGCTTCGACGTGCGCGCCGTACTCAAGTAGCGCATCCTGCTCGCCGGGCTCGAAGGTGTACACGCCCAGCGCCACGCCGGTGCCGATGCGGGCGTAGTACATCTCGTCCTCGGCGCTGTACATCGCGCGGATCTGCTCCTGCATGCGATCGTCAATCAAGCGGCATGCTCGGCTTGCCTTCTTGATCTGCTCGCGCAGCGCATCGTCGAGCGTGACGGGCTGCCATTCGATTTCTGGTGGCTGCTCCGGAAGCGCGGCGAGGCCTGGCACGCTGACGTAGTGCCAGCCGTCCAGATCGCACAGTTCGACGGCACGCGGCCCGTCGTCGGCGTTGCGAAAATACAGGGTCGTGCCGTCCGGGCCGGGGGTGGTGATGCGGCGGTACTTGTAGAGGCTGGTCATGGCGTCTCCTGGTAGAGCGGTAAAATAGGAATCAAGTCGGGCCGCTCGGCGCGGATGCGGCGGCAGAAATGCGCATGGGTCGCGGAATGCCGGGCGTTGCCCATGATGCTGTTGAGGCTGCGCACATTCCCGCGGCGCAGCGCCCTGGAGAAGGTGTGCAGGCTGTGCCGGCGCACAAAGCGGGTTTTGCGCCAGGCGCGAAAACCGACGAAATTCACCCCGCGCCGCACCGGCTGAATCGTCCAGCGCGACAGTTCAAGGCGCAGGCGCTCGGCCAGGAAGGTTTCGATGCGCGCCTTTGCGGCGCAGGCCTCGTCGCGCGACAGCCCAAACAGGATGAAGTCATCCACGTAGCGCACGTAGCGCGCGGCCTTCAGTTCGCGCTTGACGAACTGGTCGAGCGGGTCGAGATACACGAGCGCCGCAAGTTGGCTGATGAGGTTCCCGATCGGGATGCCAGAGGGCTCGGGATAGTTCGCGAACATGTCCAGTAACGCGAGCGCGCGGACATCCTTGATCTTCCTCGCCCACAGCCTGCGCAAAATGTCGCGGTCGATCCGGTAGAAGAACTTGCGGATGTCCATCTGCAGCACAAAGCTGTCTTCAGGCGACTGCCGAAGGAACTGCTGCGCCCGGTTCGACGCTCGGTGCGTGCCCATGCCCTTGCGGCAGCCGTAGCTCTCGCGGCAGAAGGTTGCATCGAAGATCGGGTACAGCACGGCATACATCGCGTGCTGTACAACCACATCGCGAAAGTGCGGCGCGTAGATCGTGCGCGGTTTCGGTTCGCGTACCTCGAACACCATGTAGGGCTGCGAGGCGTAGCGGCCTGCATGCAGATCGTCGTGCAGCCGCTGCAGGTTCGCGCCGAGGTTGCGCTCGAATGCGGCGACGGCCGCTTTCTTGCGCTTGCGCCGGCGCGCGGCAAGGTATGCCGCATGCAGGGCGTCCGGCGAGAACATCGCATCGAACAGGTTGCCGTGGCGTTTAGGCATGACGGATGGCCCCTTTCGGTACTGAAACGTCGTGTCTTGCAGATTTCGCCAGAGCGCAGGACGGCGCCACCCCTACGTCGCCAGTGTTTGCTGTATGCAATGTCAGGTCAGCAGCGGCGCGGTAGTCGGCACAGCGGAAAGACGCGTTATTGTTGTCATTCGACCGGTTGTTGTTCCAGTTGCGGTAGAAGACGCCAGCATCCGCAGCGTTGTTCCAGTTGCCGGAGGCATACGGGAAAAGCATTTCGATGGCCCGCCCTATTCGGCCTGCGGACTAGCCCGCAGACTCCGAATCCATCCGCCGATCATCGCGCCCAGCTCATTGACCAGGACCGAGACGGCGGTATATCTGCGCAGCGACTCAGAGTTGCTGCGCGTTCGTTTGTGGTGCTCGAACTCGAAATAGCCCATTTCGTAGGCGAGATTCACGAACACCCGTAGCTGCTCGTGCTGCACGTCGAGCTTCGTGAGACTCGTTTTGTTGTGGTACTTCTTCTGGCATTCGACGATCCCCGCGAGTACGCCATAGACCGACTGCCGGATTTCCTGGCACAGGCCGTACTTCTCGTGGCGCGGGAAGTGGTTGAGGTTCACATTGAGCAACAGGATCAACTCCCGACACTTGTGGTGGATTGCGGCTTTCGGATCATTTGCCATGGCGTCAGGGTGGCGCTACCGCGCCACCCCCCAGTTAATTTCCGTAGGCGGCACAGCGGAAAGACGCGCCACCGTCGCCACCCGACCGGTCGCGGCCCCAGTGGCGGTAGAAGACGCCAGCAACCGCAGCGTTGCTACAGTGGCCGGAGGCACACGGGAAAAGGTTGGCTCGCGTATAGCGGTAGTTGCCATCGTTGCCGAACTGGCTCGTGCCAGCCGCGCTCATGCCGGTCGTCAGTGCGATGCCGCAGCACGAGCGCAGATAGTCCGTGCCGCTCGTTGCGCCGCTGAACACCTGATTGCCGCCGTTGCCGAAATAATCCCATCCGGTCGTTGCTCCCCAGGGCAGGAAGCCGGCAATGAGGTCGAAGAGGCCGGCGAGGCTGGCGGCGGTGCCCCATGCGTCGGTTGCGCCACCCCATCCGCCGGTCAGGTCGGCGTGCCGTGCGCTGCGCTTCAGGACGTAAGCGTCGCCGGTTGTGTTCGTTGCCGTGTCCGTTGCATTTGCGCCGGCCTGCGTGAGGCCGAGCAGCACCTGATACATCGCGCCGTTGACGTCGGCGACGCCGCAGGCCTGGCCGTTGTGCGTGGTTTTTGCGAGAGCGCTGGCGCTGCCGGTCTTCGGTTTGTTCGCATCGCCCGAATCGCCCGCCGTAGTGAACGTGACCGTCGCGTCGTTCGTGTCCTTGAGGGTCGTGTTGCAGCCCTTCGGGAAGTTCGTCGTTCCGGAGGCGTCATACCACGCGCAGTACGTCGCGCTGGTCGCGTGCTGCGCGTGCGCGAGACTGGTTTTTGCGAGAGCATCGCGCTGGAAGATCAGCTCGCCGTTCCAGCCGGCACCTCGCGCCCGTGCGAGGACAACCGCGTCGGCGAGGATGCCGGTGCAGCCGGTCATGCCTTGCGACCGGGTGTACGTGGTGGTTGTCGTCAGTGAAATCGGCACGCCATTCTGGACGGATTTACAGCTTCCGGCGCCGTCTTGGCTCGCAAGGAATTTGTCCACGAAGAATCCCGGAACCTCGACGCCGTTGTTGACGAACGCCCGGTGCAGCGCGTAACCGGCGATGTTCGCCGCCGCTTCGCCGCTGAACGTCTCGATGCCCTTGATCGTTAGCGTGTTCGCGCCGTACGTCGCATAGGCCGGGTCTGCTGCGTCGCCCCATCGGTAGTAGAACTTCGGGATGAACACCGAAATGCCGCTGTTCGTGTGCTGATAGTTGCCGTAGTTGGCGTGCGCCTTGTCGGTCGTGCCAACCATCGCCGCGAGATTGAGCGTCGTCAGCCAGTCCGCGTCCGGGCATTCGCCCACGCCAAACCCCTGCCCACCCGGCGTTCCGATCAGGCCGCCGAACGTCGCTTTGGTGACGAACGACGTAGCTGCCGACCAATCGGATACGCCGTTGTTGGCGCCGCGATAGCGCACGCGCCAGTAATAGGTCTGGCTAGTGGAGAGACCGGAGACTGTCCAGGAAGTCTTGTTGCCTGCATCGGTGCTGGTGCTCTGCATGATGGTGGCGAACGCGGAGTCGGTGGCGAGTTGCCAGTCCGAATTCAGGTGCGCGTCTTCCAGTCCGCACCAAGCGAATGCCGAGCCGGTCAGCGTGACCGAGCCGTTCTGGTCGGTGGCACCGTTGGTCGGGCTGACGTTCGTCGGCGTCGCTACGCCTGCCGGTTGCACGGTAATCCCGAACACCTGCGGCACGTCATCCATGGTGACCGTCAGCGTGACCGTTCCCGCCGAGCCCGGCGCGGTGAAGGTGATCGTGTCGCCCGAGAGGCTGACGCTGCCGGCGCTCACCTGCACCACGTAGCTGGAAAACGAACTGTAGTTGGTGATGACGTACTGCTTGGTCTGTGTGACGTAGGGGGCGGGGTCGCCGTCGAGGTACACGGATTGAGCGGAGATATTGCCCGCCCCAAGCACGCTCTCGCCGTTAATGGTCTTGATGTTGGTGCCGGAGACGAGGGTGGCTTGCTTGTCCGCGTCGATCTTCTGCGAACTCCACGTCGTGGCCGTGGATGTCTGCGTGTCGTCGATCACGCCTGCCGCCAGAACCGCCTGCCCAGCCCAGTATTTCGCGCTGTACTTTCCGGGCTCGACCTCGGTTGCCGACTCGGCCCACTGCTGCGCCTTGCCCTCGGATGCGGAGGCGGCGGATTCGGAGGCGGAGGCGGCAAGGGAGCTGTCAGAGGCGGCGCCTTCAGATGCAGCAGCAGCAGAGGCGCTGTCAGAGGCGGCCAGCGCGCTGTCAGAGGCGGCACCTTCAGACAGGGCGGCAGCAGAGGCGCTGTCAGAGGCGGCCAGCGCGCTCGCGCCGGCCTCGCCGGCCTTCGTCGTCGCGGTGCCAGCGGCAGCTACAGCCGACGCCTCCTTGGCCTCGACGTTGGCTTCCAGCGCGTTGAATTCCGCGGCGCTGTCGTGCTGCCATTGCAGCCATGCCTCGGACTTCGAATCAAACGTCGCCTGATCGTCGATCGGCAGCGGGGGTTGCGGGGGTGCTGTGATGGGCATAGGTCAGTCCTCTTCAAGTCCTTCGATTTCGATGCTGCATTCGCTGTGCTGTGGGTACGGGATAACGACCCGCGTGTCCAGGTAGAAGCCGTAGACCACTGTCACGTCGTAGGGTCCGCCGATGAACAGCGCAGGCGTGCTACGCAGCGACGCCATGCGCGTGACGTAGGCGTCCATGTCGCTGTTCTTCAGGATGAAATCCCACTCGGCGCGGCGGGACCATGTGCGCTCGACGATCTCCCAGTTGCCGAAGCCGTCGCGCCCCTTGCGGCTGAAGTCCTTGAGCCCGACCGATGCTCCCGTGCGCACTGCGCGGTCGTACTTGTGCATGCGCCCGACCAGCAGCGCACCCAGGCTCACGGGCTGTCCGGTCGGCACGGTCAGCGTGACTGTCACAACTGGGGCGCGGCTGGTGGGCAGGTCGTCGACGATGAGCGTGGTTTTGCGCCCGCGCGGCTCGTAGAAGTAGGTCCAGTAGCTTGACTCCGAGATCGTCCGGGACATGCTGTAGGTCTGGTTGAAGACCTCGCCGTAGGTCGGATCGGTCATCACGATCTGCACGGTGCCCGCATCGCAGCCAACCAAGCCGATGGCGTTGATGAGCCCCGGGGCCAGCGTGAAGGACATCGTCGTCGTGGCCGTGGACTTGGTGCCGACCTTTTTGTCGAACGCGGCCCAGCGGTTCGTGGCGCCGAGGTCGAGCCATATGGTCGGGTTCTCGGCCGGCGCCTGCCCCGTACTGTCGCTCAGGGCTTCGTAGCACTTGTGGTCAGCAACCACAATCACGCGCTGACCTGCGGTGTAGGGGGTGGCGGGGAGCCATTCCGGGTAGTCCGTCTCCGGGATCGAGGAGGCGGTCAGCACGGCGTCCGTGACGGGGATGGGGTGGAGCACTTTCATGCGTATGCCTCGGTCTGCATTGCGCGCCCACCTTCGGTGACGCGGTCGATGTTGCGGTCGAGGCGGCTGGTGTTGCGCGCGGTGGCCTCGCTGGCGGCGCGCATCTGGGCGACTTCGGCGCGCAGGGCGCGGATTTCAGCAAGGAGGGCTTCGTTGCTGCCTCCGTTGAGGAGGTCGCGGGTCTGTGCGGCGTTGTAGATCCGGCTCGGGCCGGTGACTTCGAGTTCAGGGCCTTCCTCGCCGACAAGGCGCAGGCCGCCTGTGTGCAGACCCCCTGATGCGAAGCCGTAGATTTTCCTCAGGCTTTCGGCCCCTTCCCGGCTGCCATCCCACCCGACTGCTGCCGCGATGTTTCCTCCTACGGCCGCCGCCGCCGCGTTGTACTGCGCCGTGCTTGCGCCGCCGTTGATGGATTGATAAAGCACCTTTGCTGCGGCAACGAGGGCCGGGTCGTTGCTGGACACAGCAACCCCTGTCTGCGCTTCGACTTTTTGCTGCCGTAGCGCCGGGGTGTCGCTGACGCTGTAGGGTTGATATGCAGCAGGCGCCGCAGCTTTCGCCGCCGCCTGCGCCGCAGCCAGCGCCGCGATCGCGTCCTTGACGCTGAGCACGCTGGTGTTGATCTCGATCAGCTTTCCGACCTGCTCCGTCAGCGCAGTGCGGTTGTCCGCGAGCATCGCGGCTTCCATCTGACGGATCGCCTCTTCCACGCTGAGTGTGTGGTTGTTGATGTCGATCAGCCTTGCGACCTGATCCTTGAGTGCGCGCAGCGACTGCTCCGCGATCTTCTCTTGCGACAGGGCGATGCCTTCGGTCGCCTCAAGGGACGCGCTCACGTACCCGAGGGTGCGCAGGTAGTCCTCTTGCGACGTGGACTCACGCTCTGCCGCGTCCAGGTACTCGCGCGATGTGCCCAGCAGGCGCCCCATCGCGTCCTCGTCGCCCAGTCGGGCAAGGTCGGACGTGCGGGTGAATTCGCCGCGCAGCAGGGCGAGCGAGCGCGGCCCCGCCATCTCTCCCGCCAGTTCGCGCCGGAAGTCGGCGATGGAGCGGGCGAAGTCCTTGAAGCGGGCGGCCGTGGCCTCCAGTTCGCTGCGCTGCTTCTCATACGCAGACCGCAGCACGGACTCCGCGCTGCTAACGCGCTCGGCAGCAGCCTGCATTTCGCGGTTGTAGGCTGCGCGAAGGTCGCTCTCTGCTTTGGAGACAGCGTTCGCTGCGGCACGGGCGGCCTCTTCAGCAGTCCGCGAAGCGGCTTGAGCGGCCTCTTCAGCAGCCCGTGCCGCCGCATCGCTGACTTCGACGAACGCCGGCACCAAGCCCAGCAACTGTGCCTTCATCCGCGCGCCGGCTTCGGTCGTGGCGTCCTGCGCGTCGATCAGCGCCCGCATCTCGTCGCGCGTGGCGGGCAGGGCCACGCCCAGATCGGCGAAGGCGGCGGAGACATCGGCCGTGGCGCGGGCCATGCGCTGCTCGTCGGTGAGCAGTTGGTCGTAGAGCGCCTGCTGCGCGTTGGCAAAGTCGGCGAAGGCGGGCGCCAGCGCCATCAGTTCCATGTAAAGCGCGCGGCCCGCGGCGGTGTTCAGGTCCTGCGCTTCGGCCAGCGCCTTGAACCCGTCGATGCTGCCGGGCATCGCCACGTCGAGCGCGTCGAACATACCGGCGAGGTTCGCTTGAGCCTGCCCCCAGGTGTCCGCCGCGGTCTGGTACAGCAGCGCGTAGCCTTGCGCGAGCTTGTCCATCAGCACGCCGTAGCCGTCGAGCGGGGTCTCCTTGCCGTCTTCGCCCACCACCTTGGTGGTGCTGGCGTCCATCCAGGCGCGGGCGGCGTCGCGGCCGATGCCCTGGCCGACCTTCTCCAGCATGCTCTGCACGTTGTCGGCCTGGAAGCCGCGCAGGATGTACTGCGCCAGCGCCTCGCCGTCCAGTTGCGCGGCGTTCGCCAGGTCCTTGCCGGGGCGGCCGGTGCCGAACGGCGCGTTGGCGGCGTCGATGGCGATCTGCTCGATCTCCCCGATGGTGAGGCCGAAGCCCTGCAGCGCGGTCGAGAGGTCGTCGAGGCTTTGCGGCATGTCGCCGATCAGGGTGGATACCTGGTCGTCGAGCCAGGTTTGCGAATACCCCACATAGTCCGGGTGGCTCGGGTCCATCACGCTTTCGGCAGCAACCTTGCGCAGCGCGCCCTGTAGCGCCTTGGCGCCGGCCTCGCCGGCATCGGCGAAGCTGGTGACGATAGTGTCGAAGCCGTACAGGTCGGCGATCGTGGTGCCGATCGGGATCGCGGACTCCACCATCCCGTACTGCTCGTTCTCAGTCGCGCCGATAGACGGGTTCAGCACACCCCACTGCGCGTCCGGGCGGATGCTCGTGGATCGGATGTAGCTCAACACCTCTTCCCACTGCTCGCCCCCGGCCGATTCCGAAATGCCGATCAGGCGCTCGGCCAGCGCCAGATCCGGGTCGCGGCGGTAGTCGCGGGTGTTGCGGTTGGCCGAGGACATCCAGCCGTCCATGCCGCTGCGCACGGCGGCGATTTCTTCGCGGCTCATGACGCTGGCGAGCATCGTGTCGAAGGCGGCCAGCGCCTCGATCTGCTCCTTGAACTTGCGCCCCTTCACGTCCTTGCTGGTGGCGTCGTCCAGGCCGACGAAGCCGAACGCGCCTTCGGCGTAGGCCACGCCGTCTTCCCATCCGCCCGCGCTGTCGAAGTCGTTCGACATCTTGTAGCGCAGGCGGGGGTCGGGGTCGTCGCCGAAGATGTCGCCGATGAGGCTGACCACGGCCATCGCGATGGCGGCATAGGCGCCCGCGGTGGCGAGGCTCGACATCATGCCGCTGGCGCCGGCTGCGGTCGTGCCACCCACCGTAGACCCAGAGGTGGCCGCGTAACTCGTGGGGGTGTAGGTCATGCCCAGCCCCCCGCCCTGCGTCATGCCCAAACCACCGTATGTGCCGGCAAGTTGCGAGCCATACCCCACGTTGGTCATGAGGCCGGTGCCGCCACCCATGGACGCAAGGCTAGTGCCGCCTACGGCAAGGGTCGGGGCCGGGAACGCCCAGTTGTACGCCCGCATCCCGTAGTCGTAGATGGAACTGCCCTTGCTGTAGGCATCAACACCCGTACTGAGCCAGCCGAGGCCGCCTGCACCGCCCGAGCCCGGCGCGCCGAGCCCCAGCGTGCCGGTGATCGCGTTCGCCACCGGCGACACGATGGCCTGCAGCACCGGGCGCAGGACCATCGAGCGGAACAACCCCTCGATGTACTCGGCGCCCGACTTTCCGCCGTCCATCAGGGCGTCGATCAGCGAATCCTCGATGGCGGCGGCGGTGCGCTCCCAGTCTCGGGCCGCCTCGTCGGCGGCAGCCTTGTTGGCGTCGAGCGCTTCGAGGTTGCCGGCGGAGGCGGCGATCTGGCGGCGCAGTTCGACCTCGCGTTCGAGCGCGGCAATGTAGTCCGGCATGACCCCTTTGCTCGCGCGCGCCATCTCGAGCCGGTCTTCTGCGCGACGAAGGGTGACGGCGGCGATCTGCGCCTCGGTCATGCCGTACTGCTCGATCTGCTCGTCCAGTCCGCGGGCGGTCTTGTCCAGGCCGTCGAGGTAGTCGCTCCAGGCCTGGTTGTAGTCGTCGACGGCCTTGGCGGCTTCTTCCATCGCCTTGGCGTCGAGCTTGAGCAGCAGGTCTTCGATGGCGTCGTTGGCTTCCTTGGCCGCTTTCTTGGTGCCGCCAAGCGCCCCGCCCAGTCCGCCCGCCGAGCCGCTGGCGCCCTTGGCTGCAGGCTGCAGTGACTCCACGGCGACCCGGAATTGCTGCGCGCTGATCGTGCCGGCGTTCTGCATCTCGATCAGGCGGGCCACCGATGCGCTGTAGTCGACGGTGCCGGCGCGGGCACTCTCAAGGACCTGTCGGTACTCGGCGGCATTGGCGCGGGCGTTGAGGATGGACTCGGTCTGCGCATCGATGGTGGCGCGCGCCGCGGCGGCATCCGCCTTCATCATGTCGCCGATCGCGGCGGCGCCGGAAAAGTCGAGCTGTGCCGCCATCGCGGCCTGTGCCGCCAGTCCGCCGATTTCACGCCCGATGCCTTCAAGCACATAGGCCACGTTGGCACCGAGTACGGCGACGGTTTCGAACGTGATCGCCAGCCCTTCCTGAATCGCGTTGGCGGCGCCAGTCTGCTTGGCGTTTTCCTCGGTGGCGCGGTTCATCGCATCGAGGATGTCGATGGCGTCGCCGATCGCGCCGCTGGCCAGCGTCACGCTGTCGTAGATCAGGCCGCCTGCGTTCTGCTGGCTGATGGTCAGAAAGAGGCCGTCCCAGGTGTCGCCCAGATTCGATAGAGCCCCGTCCAGGGTCTTGGCGCGATCTTCCATGGCGCCGCCGAACTGGATGTCGCCGATGTCCCGCAGATACCCGGAGATCTCGGCGGCGCTGTTGCCGATGGTCTTGGTTACGCCTTGGAAGGTCAGCGATACGCGGTCTCCCTCCTTGCTTGCGCGGATGCCGAATTCTTTGAGGCGTTCGAACTCGCCCGTACTGGCATCGGCCACCGCCTCGATCATCTGATCGAGGCTCTTGCCCATGACCGAGGCGGTGTTGCCGTAGCTGCGCAGCGCGCCTTCAGTCGCATCCAGCCCGAGCGACTTCATCCGCACAAAGCCCTGCGTGACCTCGTTGAGCGCGTAAGGCGTGGTGGCGGCGAACTCCTTGATCCACGCGAATTCGCGCGCTGCAGCGGCGCTGCTGCCGGTGACGGTGATGAGCGAGGAGTTGAGGACGTCGAACTCGCGCTGAACCGAAACAAGCTTGGACGTGAACGCCCCGATGGAGAGCGCCCCGCCGAGGTAGGCGCCCATCGTGGCGGCGATCTTCTTCGATTCTTCGCCGAGCGTGCCGAGCGACTGAACGGCGCCGTGGACGCCCTTCTGTACTCCGCTTGCGTCGGCCGATAGCCGGATTACGACGTCTTGTGCCATGCCGCCCTACCTTTTCTTGTTCCAGATCGTCAGCGCTTCGCGCTCCATGATGTGCAGCCCTTGCAGCACGCCGGCGCGGTGGCGGCGCTTGATGGGGGTTACGTCCTTCATCATTGCGATCGCGACGCCGTAATCGAGCCCGGTGCGGCCGTTAAAGCCGGTGCGCCACTGGGTCTCGAGCGCGCACCACAAGCCCCAGGTGCGGCGGTTTTCGGGCATGACGGGCGGGAAGCGGCTGCCGCTGTCCGCGCCCTGCCCGTCCGGCTTGTCTTCCCGCTGCAGGCCGAAGGCGGCGAGCGCTTCGGCTTCGGTGTCGGGGCCGGCGGCCTGGCCGCACCAGGCGCGTGCAAGGGCTACGAGTTTTTTCGCGGGAGGCCGTGGCGCTCGCGGTGGTAGGCCTGCAGCATTGCAAGGGGCGCGCCCGGACAGTAGTCAGTGAGCTCGTCGAACCCGTCTTCATCGAATGCCAGGTCGATGTTGCGCCACGACACGGTGAGCTTGAGCAGGGTGTCGCGAAAGTTGCGCTCGGGGTCTTCGGCGACGAACGCGGCGTACTGCTTCTCGGTGAGGTAGCGGTATTCTGCGTAGAAGGTCTTGATCTTTCCGCCAGGTAGGCGGAGATCGACCGGGGCTTCGAACGTTGGCGGGATGTCTTCTTTGAGCTTGAGCATGTTGTGGTCCTGTGGGGGGTCCTGTTGGCTGGCCTGTGCGTGGAACGGGAAGAGGTGGATCGGCCGCGGTGCCACAGGCCGGAGCACGCCGCCCGGGGGCGGCTGCGGCCGATCCGTGAGGGCTTACAGCACGACCAGGCGCAGTTCGTCGTTGCCGGTGACCGGGGTGAAGCGCAGGTCCATGCTGTAGTGGGCGCGGCCTTCGTAGTCGACGTGGCGCGGGTTGGTGCGCTGCACCGCGGCGCCGAACACCAGGATCTTGTTGCCGGCGGTGGCGCCGTGCTCGAAGGACAGGGTGGTGAGCGTGTTGGCGTTGATGTCGGTCTTGAAGGTGACTTCCTGCGCCGCGGTGAGCTCGAGCTGCATGCTGCCGGTGGTGCCGCGGTTGCCGATGTCCACGCTCTGGCCGCCCAGAATCGCGATCTGGCGCACATCGTTGCCGAGGTCGATCGACAGGCCGCGCGAGGGGTAGGCGGTGCCGCCGGTGATGGCGCCCGCGGCGTAGGCGCCGCCGAGCTTGATGTCGCCCGAGTTTTCGTCGGTGATGACCTGCGGCGCCTTCCATGCGGTGAGGGTGAGCGAGGGCAGCGCGGTGGCGGTGCTGCCGCCGTCGATGCCGGTGAAGGAGAAGCGCAGCAAGGGGCGCTCGCCCTCGCCCATGGCCAGTTCCGCCGTGCCCATGCAGCCCAGCAGCTTGTGCAGCAGGCCGTCGAGGTAGTAGTAGATCGTGGCCGTCTTCAGGCCGGCGCTGACCGGGGTGTATTCGACGTAGGCCACGTCGGTGGTTTCGGCCATGCCGCAGGCGAGCAGCAGCGGCCCCCAGGCGGGCGCGGTGCCTGCGGCGCCGCTGCCGGAGATTTCGACGTCGAACGAGGCCTTGACGAAGCGCGTGCCGGCGAGCTGCTCGGAGGCGCCGAAGTAGGCGCGGACCAGGTCGCGGTCGACGTTGTTCTGGATGGTCTCGAACGAGGCGTTGCTGATGAGTAGCGCGTTGGCGGCGCCGGTGGGGGTGGCGTCGACGCCGATGGTGGTTTCGACCTTGGCGAGGATGGCGGTGTTGCGGATGTATCGGGCCATGGGGGCTTACTCCTGAGGCGGGGTGTTTTCGAGCGGGTGCAGGGTGCCGTCGGCCGCACGGCGGTAGCGGCCACCGGCTGTGGGGGTGGGCGCGGGGGCCGGGGCGGGTTGAGGGGCAGGCTGCTCCGGGGCGGCGGCGGGCGTGGGCGGATCGAGGCGG